TGGTAGTCGACCCGAATGTGACATTGAAGCTGACCGTTACCATGTCCGCCGCTTGTGCCCACCTGCACGCCACGACCGCGTTGCCGAACGAGGGCAGGTGCGCACCGGTGCTCGTCGTCCACGACGGCGTGTAGTCGGCGTACTTCGGTGAGATCTGGGCGAGCTGGCCTGCGGTCACCCGCTGCCCGGCAGCCCACTGTACGAACGGCATAGCGGCTCCTAGAGGGTAAGGATCATCGGCTGGGTCAGGCGCACATCAGTGCCGGCAGTCTGTGGTTTCACGATGCCGTTGACGGACCGCGTCACCGTGAACGCCTGCGGGGAGGAGCCCCCCGAGATACCGGTGACGGTCATGCGCTCACCGCCGACCGTGATGTCGAACGGGAATTCCGGTGCGCTGGCGGTCCACAGGGGCTTCGTCGGGTCCGTGGTGGCGACGAGCAGCGTCGTGTCGGTGGGCCCGTAGGCGCCGACCAGGGTGCTGCCGTCCGTGTCGGCGCGGCCCAGGACCACATCGTCGAGCAGTGCGATGCGGTAGGGCGCTTCGGGTGCCCCGTTCCAGGTGATCTGATGCGTGAACTGGTCGATCGTCTCGGACGATCCCACGGCGAGCTGCGACAGGTCGCCCGGTGGCAGCCACGACGGCAGCCCGGTGACCGCGATCCGGTCCCCCAGGCCCACGCCCAGGGCTGCGATGCGCAGCGTCGTCGACGACGTGAACGAAGAATGCGCCAACTGCACGGCCAAGGTTGGGTACCTGGGCTCGTCTGCCGTGCCGAGGTGCAGCCGCCAACCCGCCTGGTCGCCGATCGTCGTCGGGTCGTAGACGTTGACCGTCGGCGATGTGTCGTAGCGCCCGACACCAGCGGGCGGGTTCTGCACGTTGAGCGGCCCGGTCAACTGCTGCGCCCGGGCACTGGACCCGTTGAGCTGCGTCACCGTGATGTCGTTGCGGGTGTACGAGTCGTCATCGACCGGGACCGGCACATCGGTCAGCTGCGCCCCGGGGTAGGAAAGGGTCAGCGCCGGGCTCTGGTTGAGCATCGACACCCGGGTGCGGTAGCCCAGGCCGACCTGATCCGTGAGCTCGTACAGGATCCCGCCGTCGGTATCGACACACTCCTGGATCAGGTCCAGCAGTGTGCCGGTGTGCCGGGGCCCCATCTGGACGCTGTTGAGACTGTTGCCGATCTGCTCGTAGGCAATCCCGGCGATGGCGCACAGCCGGCTGATGCGGTCGCATGCGGATTCGCCCGGGAATCCCCAGCTGAGCATCGTCGCACCGTCGAAGGTGCTGACGAGGATCTGCCCCACGGCGGCGCTCGTCAGGGTCCGGTTCGGGTTGATCGTGACCCGGGTCGCAATGCCGAAGGTCTGCCCCACGATGCTCGCCGAGTTGTAGGACGCACTGCTCCCCGACGATACGACCATGGTGGGAGACAGGGTCGTCCCGGCCTGGGCGAGCCACATTTCCGCGACGACGGGAACCCCGTCGACCAGGACCGAACTCGCTGGCGTCGTCACGAGAACCGCGCCCGTGGCGTCCTTCCCGCGCAGCGTCAGCGTTCCGCCCGCACCACCGGTGTAGAACATCTCCCACGTGCGGATCGTCCCCGTGGTGGCGACCGAGCAGACGACGGCACCCGTCGTTTCGCCGCCCGACGGGACGCTGAGTAGGAACGACACGTAGATGTCGCTGTCGTCGAGGCCGACGAGGTTCAGGTCCGGGGCAGCCGTGTAGGTGGGGACGGATCCGGTGAACACGGCCCCGGTCAGGACCGGCAGCGCTTCGGAGAGCGAGAAGTCCGTGTTCGACGCCATCTTCGGCGACCCGGTGATGGTCATCGCGGCGCCACCAACTCCGGACGCGATGGACGAAGACAGGGCGCCGTCCTCGCACGGCCAGTAGGCGATCGCCGGGCGCTGGAACTGGGTGTTGGACGGCACCTGGTAGACGATGTAGAGGTAGATCGGGGAGTGCAGCGGGTTCTGGCCCTGGGAGAGGCGGCGTAGGATCCCGGCGCCCTGGATGGGCACGTAGATGTCGGTGCCCGTCGGGTCCCATGTGGTGGGCCATGAGGGGACTTCGACGGCGCACCGGTAGGAGCGGTTGAGCCCGGACTGCACCGACACCCGCAGCGGGGTGTTGCGGCCGAACGCCCCGTAGTACGGGCCGTTGGGGTTCCTCGGCGAGAAGCGGCCGTCCCTGTTGTCAAGCGTCAGGGCGCAGCTGGTCGGGCTGACCGTCGATGTCTCGTCCGGCCTACCCCGGGTGATCTTCACACCGGGGGAGTAGCGCACCAGGCCCAGGGCGGTGATGTCGATCCACCCGCCGATGTACAACTCCACCGTGAGCAAGCCATTCGGCGACTCACCCGACCCACCCGTCGGGGCAGCGAAAGGCCCCGGCAGGCCGCGCATCCGCCGCTGCCAGCCCATCGTCCGTGCCGCAACACCACCGCCCACCACTCACCCCTTTCAGCCGCTTCGAATCAATGACGGCCCTGCTACTCGTCCCAGACGACCCACGTCAGCATGTTCACCGCGGCGGCGAACGTCGCCCGCACCCGCAAGAACTTGCTGATCGCCACAATCGGGCGCTCGTCCGGCATCCACTGGTAGTCGTACGACAGGGGCACCGCACCAGCGGTCGGCGGGATCAGGTCGGTGTCGAACGTGCGGGTCGCCGTCACCGACCCTTCGACCGTCGCGGTATAGCCAGTCGCCGAGGCGCCCAACGTCATCAACGACGCTGGCGCGTTCGGGTCCAACGGCTGCACACCAGCCGCCACATGCGCCGTCACCGTGGCCGCGACATCCGTCTGCACCAGCTCGATGACCCCGCCCGTCGACCCCGGGACGGCATCCAGGGTGTAGCCCCACGCGATCAGCTGACACTGGCGCGTCGACGGGGTCGCGAGCTGCAGCATCGTCTTGATCGACGTGCCGGTCGTGACCTTCACCGGGGCCGCAGTGGTTGGCATAGCGGAGTTCCAACACTTATACCTGTGCATTGATACCCTCAGTTTCCATATCCGAGTGCCTTTTGGACGTCCCCGCCGTGGGTGATGCGGATATTGCTGCGCAGCCACTTCATGAATTCGTCGCCCGCGTTCCCGCCAACCCATTCGACCTGCAGCACCCCGCCGCCCCCCGCGGCCTGGGAAGCGGCCATGCTTCGGGACTGGGAGTTCGAATAGACCATCGAGCCGCCCGGCAGGTGAACCAGTTCCGGGCCGTACTCGCCGACCAGGACCATGCCGTTGCGGATGCCGCCGGACGCGGCAGCAGACACAACGCCGCCGTGCGCATAGGAAAACCCGGTAGTCGAGGTGTAGCCGCTCCCGGCGAGGGAGCCCTGGTTGACGCCGTTGAAGGTGATGGTGACGGTTTTGTTCTTGATGCCACTCAGGGCGTTGTTGGCACCGTCGACGAAGCCATGCACCGTCGCCAGGGCGCTATTGAGGGATGAGTCGACTCCGGCCTTCAGCCCCTGGAACGCCTTGTCGGCGGCCTTCAGGCCGGTGCCGAGACCCGGGAGCCAACCGAATGCGACCGCTGCGCCGTGGAGGATTCCGCCAGCTACGGTCATCCACACGTCGAGCATGAACTTGAACGCGTTGATCGCTGTGATGGCCAGCCAACCTGCGGCGATTTTCACGACGTTGAAAGCGCCGTTGATGACATCGCGGAAAATCTTGAAGTGGTTGTAGCAGTAGATCGCCCCGGCGACCAGCGCCGCGACAGCGATGACGACCAGCATGATCGGGTTCGCGTCCATGACCGCGTTGAAGACGGCCTGCACCACGGTCCAGGCGACCGTCGCCGCCCGTACGATCGTGATCGCGCCGTTGACCGCCATCGTCGCGACCTGGAAGCCGAGCATCGCTCCCTTGAACGCGATCCAGCCAATGACCGCGCCTTCGATCAAGCCCGTGTTGTGGGACAGGAACCCCGAAACCCCCTCAAGGGCCGGGCCCAGTACGTTCGCCAGGATCGCGCCGGTCACCTGAAGGGCGACCAGGAACGCGCCACCGAGTAGTACCGCCGTCGGCTGGATCGCCGTCAGCAGGTTCTTGAACGTGACGACCAGGTCCCCGACGAACGACTCCACGTTCGAGACGACCCCAGCGAGCAGCTTGCCGACCTTCTGCCAGACCGTCAGGTCCGGTGCCGGCAGGGCAACGGCGCCCCCGTCCCCGCGCTGCATCTGCCCCCTGGCGGGTTGCAACGCCGCAGCGGCGTGCGGGCTCGTATGACCGGTGAAGCCGGAAGCAATGCCCGACACCGCGTCACCAAAGGCCTTGAATGCTGGCGTGACACCGCCCTGCACCATGGTGATCAGCTTCGACAGTGTCGGGATCAGGGCCGTACCCAGGCGGATCATCATCGCGTCGAACCCGGCGTTGATCTGCTTGATCTGCTGGCCGAGGGTCTGCTGCACCAGCGCGAAGCCCTGAACCTTGCCGCTCGCGTCGGCCGTTGCCCCACCCACTGCGGCGATCGTGGCCGCTGTCGCGCTGAAGTTCTCCCCCGTCGTGGCCAGAGCTGCGTTCGCGCCCGGCGCGGTACCCATGAGCATCTTCAGGGCTGCGGCATAGGCCGGCGTGCCTTCCTTGCCAGCCTTGAGCGCGACGGTGTTGGCGTACTCCATCGCGTCGGTCAAACCGTTCGGGCCGTTGAGCTTCTCCTTCAGGATCGCGAGAGAGCCGCCGTACTCGTCGTATGCCTTCCTCATGGTGCTCGTCGGGTTGAGCATGCTGCGCAGCGCCTGCGCGAGGTTCTGTGAGGCGCGGTTCGCCGTGAAGCCGTGGTTCGTCATCTCAGCGAGGGCAGCAGCAACGTCCTTGAAGGAGATGCCAGCCGCGCTGGCCGCAGGGACGATCGACGCGAACGCGCCGGAGAAGTCCTGCAGGTTAGTTTTGCCGTGGCTGATCGCGACGACCATCTGCGAGGTGACGTCCGCCGCTGACGACGCCTTCATGTGGTAGTCGACCAGGACGTCCGTCAGGGCCTTGGCGACGGTCGTCGTGTCGGCACCCTCGGCGGCCGCTCCCTGGGCGGCGGCCTTGAGGACGACCAGGCCATCGGCAGCATGGAACCCAGCCGCTTCGACGTAGTACATGGCCTGGGACAGGTGATCGGCCGAGACGCCGACCTGCCCGGCCATGCTCAGCATGCCCTTGCGGACCATGTCGATGTTCTTCACCGACTCGCCCGCGGAGGTGACCAGGCGCGTCGTCGACGACTGATATGTGGTCGCCATCTTCACTGCGGCCACACCGATGCCCACCAGGGCTGCCCCTGCGGCAACCCCGGTCACGGCCATGACCTTGCCCAGCGAGGCGCCGTCCGCACGCGCCTCGTTGAATGCGGTCTTCGACAGGTTCTTGCCCGTGATCAGGATCTCGACCAGGTCCACTACATGTCACCCCCTTCCTCGTCGCGGCGGCCAAGGCTTTCGATGTTCAGCAGCTGGATCAGCTCGACGTCCTCGGCGTACAGCTCGGACGGGAGCTTCCCGAACCGCTCGCACGCACCGAGTACGAACTCGGCCCAGATCAGCTCGCTAGGCTTGGCGAGTTCGTTTCCATCGGAATCGACGCCTCCAGGGAGGTCGCGCCAGAGCTCGATTCTTTTCCCAGGCTCTGGTCGACCCCGGACATGGCGTTGCCCCACTCCTGGGCGATCAGGAGCAGCCAGGGAACTTCGAGCTTGTCGACACCGGCCGCTCCGAGTGGGAACGGCGTACCGTCCTCCTCCTCCAGGTCCCAGGAGATGAGCTTGTCGGCGACCTGCAGGCCCACGGTCTCGATCGCGGCCATGTTGGCGGCGGGGGAGTCCTCGCCACCCGCCACACCGGCGAGGGCCTTGCGAAGAATCTCGTTGTACTGCTTGATCTCGCCGATCTGCAGGGTGCCCAGGACGACTGTGGCCCCGTCCAGGGCGGTGCCCTCGCCGAAG